GTCAGCGGATCGATGCCGCCGATGACGTTGTTCAGGGTGTCCGCCGGGGTCGCGCCCTCTTCGACGATGACCACGTAGACCGGCACCTTGACCACCTTCAGGATCTGGAACACCGCGTGATACAGCGTGCCCTCCTCGGCCCCCGTCGGGTCGAGCAGCGCCTGGGTGGTGAAGCTGTTGATGCGAAACGGCGCATTGCGCGGAATCAGCGGGTCGGCCTGCGGCGCGGTGCCGACCAGGCCAATGACGTTGTCACCCAGGCCACCCATGGCCTCGGGAGATTCGGTGGCATTGACGGTAATGCCGTTGTGCTCGAAGTTCAAAACCTCAGCCATGGTTATTCAGCCTTCTTGGCAGCGGCTTTTTTCGCCGCGGTGGATGGAGAAGCCGACTCGGCAGCTTCGGTTTTTTTCAGTTCCAGTCGACCGGCCGTGCGCAACGCGCTGGCCTCGACCTCGAGCAGATTCAGCGCCTGGCCGATGCTCGACCAGTGACCACCCCCGACGGGGAATGGGCGCACTACGGTGTACGTTTGGCGTTCTGCCATGGGTGTTTCTCCATGCATGAAAAAGCCCCTTGAAGAAGGGGCTGAGGGGGGGGGGTGAGTGGTGTGCAACCGGGAAAGAAAACGCCCCGGCGGTGCGGGGCGTTTATTGTGGATCTGGAGGTAGACCCACATTCGCAGCGGGGTCAGGTGCCGGTTCAGGCCAGCCTTCCAGCAACATGGGGTTGCGGTATTCGCCGTTCTCAACTGCGCGTAGCAAAGCCAACTCTCGGTCGAAACAGGCTTGCACGTGGGTGCGTACAGCCGTCGCCAGGCCCAGAAGTTCAGAGGCGTTCAATGCGATGAAACCGTTGCCGGTTTTCCAGTTACACGTGTAAGCCGGATCGATAATCGCCGAAACCGCAGCGCCCGCAATCAAGGCCTGACCCTCGCGGGAGGTATCGATGACAAAGCCGTTGACCGAGACTCCGACGCGCTCGCGCCGGTAACGCTCAGCTGCAATCACGGCGGGATAATCCACCTCCGGAGATGGCGCAGCCGCCAGTGCCAAAGCGTCCGACTCGCTGATGGGCGACAGACCTTCCGGTGCTTGCGTTTCGTTCACGAAGGCAAAAACATTTCCAGCAGCGTCAATGAAATAGTGCATCAGCGGATCTCCACCCAATTGCTAATCGTGTAGCTGCCCGTCGGAACCTTGTAGGTTGAACCTGCAGGGATAATTGCGAACACCGCGAGGCTAAGGCCCGTGTTCGGGAACGACGATCCGAAGATGCTGACCCCATCGACAATGACCGTGGCAGTCTGGTTCGCGGTTGTACCGACAAGCGCCACGTTGACGACGATAGGCAGGGTTGAACTGTTGGTGTAGGTGACGTTGATAGCTCGCGACGCCTTGACGTCTGTGGGGGTTTTGAACAGCTGGGAAAGTTTGTTGTTGAGCGTCAGCACCTGAGCTTCCAGCGCAGCGACGTCAATGTTTCCCTGGTTGATCGGTGCGTTCCAGGCTTTGATGCACCACATGACTGCCAGGTTGCGTGGGCGGGTTTCACTGGCAGTACGGGACGCTCCGTTGACGCCATCCGTGACCGCATCACGAATACGAGCATAGGAAGGGCCACGTACATCCTTTTTTGTCGCAGGTACGTCAAATCCGTCTTGAAATGTCGTGCCCGATCGCCCGCCATCAACATACCAATAGTCGTGCCAATGACCTTGAAATGCGTCTATCTGGTTACTGCCAATCGCCCGCCCAGCATCCACCCCTCGTCCATGATCCCACCCGCGCAAAAACTCCCCACGGGACTCCGGCAGCCGAAAATTACCCGCCCCTTCTCCCCCGGTATTGAAGGTCGTGCCCAGGAACGCATACAGATCCGGATAGGTCGCAATGCTCTGCACGCTGCCATCAACTTCCAGAAAACCCGGCGGCACCGTCGCCTTGGGAAACGCCACCATCGAGCCCACTGGCAACGCCGAAGCCTGCGCGATCATGGCCTCGATTTCAGCCCTGGTACTTGCCAGTTCGTCAGCGAGGTAACCCATCACCCACGCCCGGGTCGCTTTCACCACGGTGTCGTCGATCAACAAGGTCACGAGCGAGGCGTTGCTGGTCTCGAAAATCGAGCGGATGTAGAACTCCTTGCCCGAACCCGACGTCGCCAGCACCGGCTTGAACGATTCCGGGTATTTGACGATGGCGTAGAGAATGCCGGTGTCGGTCCAGAGCCCGGCTTCCCTCACGTACCAGCCACCCTCTTGCGGTGGGATGGTCACTTCGGCGAGCAGCCAGCTGGGGTTCTTTTCGTCCTGGAACAGGGCGTTGAGCGGCCCGCGCCAGACTTCCCGCTTGAGCGCAGTGGCGGTTGCCGCCGGGTTGTAAACCGCGCCGCCGCCATCGCCGACCGAAATCTGCGACAACTTGATCGGCACGCCCGCCGCCTTGCAGGCGGTTTCGTAGGCAATTCCTGCGTTCGTGAGCAGGGTGTAATAGTCGGCCATTCAGGACCCCTGTGGATAAATAGTGGAGATTTCGACGGTGTAGAGCGCGCCGGCCTTGAAGGCCAGACCCGACACCTCCAGCCCTTCGAGAACGATGGGATAAACCGTGGTCAGCTCACCGCACACCGTCGCGGCGCCGACGACGTGGTTGCCGAAGGCACTCAGGCCGACCGACACCGACAACAGGTCGCGCTCGCTCTTGGCCTCCGCCAATCGACGGTCAAGACGGGCATCGATGGCCTCGCTGTAGGGTTGTTCGGTGAACGCCCGGACGTTGAAGCTGTAGGGCGGGCCCGGTGGTGTCTGCTCGTACCAGGCGCGCACTTCGGGCCTCAGGCGCAGGCCCCTGGCGGCGTTTTCCAGGGCCTGCCGCGTCCCGGCCTGGCGCGCCGTGGGCCAGGCCAGTTGCACAGTCAGGCGTTTTTCCACCTCGCTCGCCTCTGAACTCCATTCGCTGACACCACGATCCGCCGCGAGGTACGGCAGAAAAGCCAACGGCGTCCCGGTCGGGTTCATCAGCTCGGGAAACGGCGGTGCGATGCGGTCAAGCAATACGCCAAAGCCGATATCCAGGGCTTTTTCCAGTGCAGAGCTATTAGGTGGCAACAGGCTCGATCGAGAGTGTTCGTCATTCATAACGCCAGCACCTCAACCTCGACAGCAGTGCAATACGGCGCCTCGAAAGCCGTGGTCACGATCGGCTCCAGCGGCTCGAGGATTTCCAGTTGAACCGCGCCTGCGCTGTGCAGCGTGTAGTCGATCCAGCTGGGGTCGACTCGCCCTTCCAGGCGATGACAGCTTTGGGCATACGCCTGCAATTGCTGCTGTGCGGCGAGCCTGGTCAGCCCCGAATCCGGGCCGGCATTGATCCTCGCGACGACGCGGATCCTGTAGTTTTTGATGTGCGCCCCCTGCACCGTGACCCGGTCGGTTTCCGGTCGCACGTCCGGCCGTGCGAAATGCTCGCGGACTCCGTCGAGCAACGCCTCGGAGGCCGAACCATCGCCCTCCCGCGCCAGCACCGTGACCATGACCTCGCCCGGGGCCGTGCGGCGTCCATTGCCGTCCTTGACCTGTGCCGCCAAGCCGTCCGGCGCGAAGGTGTAGGTCACCGTGACCTCGCCCGGCGCATGGGTATCGACCTTCACCACGGGGCGCTCGCCAAGGGTGAACACCTCGCGACGATACTGCATGCGCGACCCGGCAGCCGGCGCATGGGGCGCCAGGTAATAGCGCAAACGCGCGTCATCGTCGCTTTCATACACCGGCGCAATCGGCGGAAACGCCTGGGGATCGCCGGGGTCCAGCAGTTGACGCTCGAGCCCCATGTCGGCAAGGCGCGCATCCAGATTGCTGCCGGTCGCCCACCAGGCCAGCATCTGCTTGATCCGGGCGTTGTATTTGCGCTCATGGAGTTGCAGGCGCACACAAAAGGCTTCGAGCGCCAGGGTCAGCAATTCGCTTTCGTTTTCCAGACTCGCCTTGAGCTTCACCGCCGTCTGCGCAGACCGGGCGCCGACGTATTCGACGACGAAGCGCTTGAACTCGGCGAGCAGGTCCTCGAAAGCCTCGACGGTGACAATCGAGGGTTCGGCCAGTTGGTTCTGGCCAGGGATCAACATGCTCATGTCACCACCTCGAAGGTTTGCGTGCGATTGTTCCAGGTGCCGGCAAAGCGCAACACCAGCCCGGCGCCCCGGCGACTGGCGACGATGGCCTGCGGCTGGAAATCGCCGATGCCGTTCTGTTCGTTGTAAAAGGCCTGGGCGGCATGGCTCTGGGCGAGGAGCAACAGGTCATCGCCCAGGTTGCGACCCAGCAGGTCCGGGATCAGCGAGCCATACAGCGGACGCTTCTGCCGCGTGCCCAGGGGGGTGGTCAGCGCCCGGGTGGCACGCTGCACGAACTGCGGCCAGTCGTCGACCGCCGCCCCGGTGTTTCTATCGATTCCGATCATGGGAGACTCTTCATGCGGTACTGATGACGCGACCCTGGTGATCCACCACCGGGCCGCTCAGGTGCACACCGGAAGCGTCGAGTCGCAAACCGACCGCGCCCAGTTGCAGTTCGATGGCCTCGGGCGTGATCACCAGACTCGCCGGCCCGAGATTCAACTCGAGCGCTTCGCGAGAGCCGTTGAACGCCGCCGGGCCGTTCTTCCAGTGCAAGGCGTGAAGGGCATCGTCGTAGCCGCTTTCCGTGCCGTCCAGGTAGAGGCGACGCGTCAGCGAAGCCTGGGTCGAGACGGGTGGAAACTGGCTGCCGTTGAGCCCGAACAACGCCACCGACTGCGCGCCGCCGTCGCCGCCGCCATGGTTGAGCAACAGGCATTGCTCGCCGACCGAGGGAATGCGCGATTCGCTTTGGGCCCCGGCGCTGGGGTTGAAAAAGCGGATCGCCGGGGTCAGCAACTCGCCGTGGCTGACTCTGCAGGTGTTGCTGGCCGCATCGACCTCCTGGCACACGCCGACCCGGCACACACTGTCGGTGCGCCGGTAAAGGTCTTCCAGCTGCGCTTCCATCTCGGCCAGGCGCTCGATGACCGGCCCCAGTTGCTGGCGTAAAAACCCGTCGAACATGCCTCAGTCCTCCAGTTCGGTGTATTGATCGGGGTCGTCGATGTTCGAGACCTCCCAGGTCTTGGCGAATTTCGGGATGCCCAGCGGGTCGTCGAGCAGCAGCGCACCGAGGTAGAGCGTCTGGTCGAAGGCCAGGGTCCAGGCGGAATAGGCCTGCGCGTCACTGAGGAAAGTCGACGGCAAGGCGTCGATGTTTTGCGGCAGATCGCACTGACCGGACGGCAAGCCCCAGCGGTTATCGGTGATCAACCCTTTGAGTACGCAGGCCAGATCGCACGCGGCCAGGCCTGGATCGGCCAGCGTCGGCGACGTGATGATTTGCAGCGAGATCGTCAGGGCATGGGCGATACGTCCATCAGGGGCACGGCTGGCGCTGGCATTGCGCTCGCAGGTGATCAGGGCCCAGGCCTGGTCGAAGGTGGCGTCGAAGTCCTGGGGACTTGCGACGTTCAAACCCAGGCCCGCCGAGCGCAGGGCTTGAGCGATGGCAAGCAGCAGCCGCGACGGCCTGTCGATGTCGAGGGACATAAGGTGACTTCCTGTGCATAGGTCCAGGCTCCGGCTGCGGGTTCATGCAGCGAAGCGCGGTGGCCGTAACGGCCGATGAATGGGGTTTACTGATCCGGACGGGAGTCCGGCGGCGGTACCTCGCATACGCCGATGCGCCTGGCCGCCCAGCGTTCATACAGGCCGATGGCGACATCCGCGCCCGCCATCGCCGTGAGGCAACCAAAAGCGCCGGCGACCCAGATCGACAGGCCGGCGGCATACAACAGCATGATCGCCGACACCCCGCAGATCATGCAGGCCCCGGAGCGCAAGGCCAGACGCCGCAGCAGCGACCAGCCGCGAGCGCCCTCCTTGTCGGCGCGCCACATTTCGCCGGACACCCCACCCATCAAGGCGAGCACGATGACCAGCCAGATCGGCATGTCCAGCAACGCCAGTTGCTCGTTTGTCATGTCACGCCTCCTTGGGTGATTGATGAATGAAAGGCAGGTGGTGGGTTAAGAAGAAATGTCGTGTGGTAGGCATTCCAAAAAGCCCGGCTTGCACCGGGCTTTTCAGTAATGCGGTCCTTCGCGTTGACCTTTCGGCGCGACTGGCGCGGTACGGGTCCATTCAGATTGTTTTTCCGACCGCGGTCCCTGCCCGCCGGATAACTGCTTCTGGTGCTTTACGCTGCACACCCGGGTCAGTTGCCAACCCTCTGAACCGTTGAGGCCGGTTCATCGCTGCCTGTTGTGGTGGAACTGAAGAGCTTCGTTGCGAGCTGCTTTGTCGAGCGGCTTGAGACGAAGAATATGCATGGATGCATATACAGTCAATGCATAAATGCATTTATTTATGCATTTTAATTGCACGAACGCATGGAAGCCCCGCAGGCAAAGGCGCTGACGATTTTTGCAGGCGAAAAAAAACCCGCACGATGGCGGGTTTTATCTGACAGAGGCTGGCCTAACGGGCGTACATGCCCCACCAGAAGACGTGACCGAGGATGACAATTTGCTCTTCCTGCATTTCCTGGAAGCTGTAGTCCTCGTCCGGGTGCTCATCGCGATTGAAACTGCGCAGGCGAATGCCGGTTGGCAGGCGATACAACTGTTTCACCCGCAATTGCCCATTGTGGTTGATGGCATAGAGGTCGCCGTCGACGATATCGCCGATGCCACTCTTGCCGGCGTTGACCCCGACGGTGGCGCCGTCACGCAGCACCGGCAACATGCTGTTGCCGCGTACCGTGACGCATTTGGCCTGATCGAACTGCACGCCGTTGTGCCGCAGGCTGCGCTTGCCAAAGCGCAGGCTGGCGCGCTCGCTCTCTTCAATGACGAATCTTCCTGATCCCGCCGCCAATTCAACCTCGCGAAGAAAGGGGACCGACACCTCGTCGTCATCGACGGGCGTATCGTCGTCCCACAGACTGATGTCCTTGAGTTCGGCGTGCACTTGATCGCGCCCGGCACCGGCGGCGGACGCCACATCGGCGCGGCCGCGCAACTGGTCGGTGCTCACGGCGAAGTACTCGGCGATCTTCGAGATGTGTTTGTCCGAAGGGTCGACAATCTTGCCGCTGAGGATTCGCGAGAGGGTGGATTGAGGCACGCCGGTGCGACGGTGAAGCTCCGTGGGGGAGATCCCGTGCTGATCGAGCAGCGCTCTGAGGACGGTAGAAACATTGCGTTTTTGCATATCGCGCATAGTGCTTGATCTTTTTTGCGAAGACAAATGCTGTTTTGCATAAACCGTGCATGGACAGTGGAAATGTTTCCCGAGGCTTTCATGCCTGCGTCAGGCGGACCGCCCATGGTAACCTTGCGCCCATCGCGGAAAAGCCGGGTCAATGCCCCTCCTTTGCCCTACACCTTTCAACGAATCTGCCTGATATCCGATGAATAAAGCACTGTCCGATCTGTCCTCGCACACGCCGATGATGCAGCAGTACTTCGGGAAGTGGCTCGCAGGCCTTGAAATTCACGGGTATGCACTGGCAATTGTCTAAAACCCAAACTCGACGTAGGCGCCTTTCGACCCAATGAAACCGGGCAAGGCCGAGTTAGTTTTAGACAGCTTTTCACCCTTCCCGGCGTCCTGCCGACCGAATACCCAACCCCAAAATCTACAATTCGTCGCCCTGCCCTCGCCCAATAGCCGCGCCTCGATTACTGTATATGCAAACAGCATCAATAAGGCTTCACCATGGACCCGCACGAAATCGAAGACACCAGCGACTGGCTCGGCTGTCCGACCGAACTTGAGACCTGCCGCCAGTTCCTGCGCATGTATGAGAACGAGGTGCAGGAGCTGAACCTGCAGGCACGCAAAGCGCGCGAGGACGTCTTCGGCTTGGTGCAGATGCACGCCGAGGTATCCAAGGAGCGGAATCAATTGCGGGTGGAGCTGGCCAATGCCCAGGCCGAAGTGTTGCGTCTACAGGGTCAAACCACTGAAATGTCCAGCAAGCTCCGAGGGCTGGCGAACGTCACAGCCCAAAATTCGCATCTGTTCAATGAGAATCAGAGGCTTCTCAGGGAGAGGCAGGATCGCGATATCCGATAGTCCGGGCATACGCCTGACACGCCTTCAGCGCAATCACTGCCCGGTCGCCTTCGTCGGTGATGGCGATAATTCTTTGAGCATGCGCTGGGTCAAGTTCGGCTCGTACGGCTCCATGAACCACGCTGCCGGCGCTGGCGGTGGCAGGCACTGAACAGCCACCGGCTGAACCCTGGGCGAGGATGACTGACAACCGCAGATCAGAAGTGGCAAGGCGATCGCGCAGGCGAGCCTGATTGGCTTGAGCATCGCTCAGTTCCTTGTGGTGGGTTTGGTCGCTGGCCGTCAGGCGCTGCTCGAGCGCGAGGCGCTTGTCCTGCTCGACCTTCTGGGCCGACGCGCCGATCATGGCCAGCTGATTGAGGGTGTCTGTGTGGGAGCGATCCTGCTCGGCGAGCTGACGCCCGTAGCGCCAGTCCTGCACCTGCCAGGTGCCGCCGGCGGTGATCAGCACCAGCAGCAGCGCACCGGCAAGTAGGATCTTCAGCGAAACCAGATTCATGGCACGCCCTTAAAGAAGACGTGCCCGCCCAGCTTGAGCGTCTGCTTGGCCTTCGCCGCCCAGGCCGGGGGCTTCTTCATGGAGATCGCGTAATAGTGCGTGGCGCCGCTGGTGGGGTCCGGCACCTTCCCATCGATCACTTGGTCAGCAGCAACCCGGCACTGGGCCAGCTCGCGAAACGGGATCGTCTTCAGTCCGATCAGGAACTGGTAATTCGGATCGGTCTTGTTCCAGCAGCTGAACTGCCAGGGCGCCTGACACACGCCAGCGTAGCCCTCACCCCACCAGGACTTCTCCTTTCCATCGAGCACGCGATTGCGGATCGCCCAAGCGACGGCCACCTTCCCGGGCGTCGATTCGCCGCGGGCCTCGCCCCAGATCGTGCGGGCGAGGATATCTCGTGCATTTTCCGATACAGACATGTCATTTCTCCACGCGCGAAAACGCCGGCATGCAAGCCGGCGCTTGGAAGTATCTACAGCAGGGGCTATACGAAGATCAGTCTTCCCTGATTAGAAGAATTGGTCGTAAAGCTGGTCGAGCGTTCCGTCAAAACAGAACGTGTTTCGCCGTGCGAATGTTTGTTGGTCGCCGGTCAGATAGACCCCATGGACCTTTCCTTCAAACTCGACAAACGAAACGTCGCTGGTGTTTTTCCCCTCGGTGCCAGCATCCGCCTCAAGGAAATGGCTCCCGGCGATGTTCGCCCCCTTGCTTGCGAAGTGCGTAAAGCTGAAGCAGTTGTCGATCGACTTTGCTGGATGAGTGACGAACTTCCCGCCGACTGACTTGAGGTACGTCAGCAAAAACGCACCTCTGTTTGGTACCCAGTGAATACTCGGGCATCCCACGTATTCGCCTGGGCTGCATAGCCGACCGCCTTTATAGACCCATGAAACCAAATCCAAGGATTCTGCGAAGTACACAGCAGGCCCTGAGTCATTGCTGATCTCAATGACCGCGCGCCACCTATCGCCATACTTAGTGATGTCCAGGTTGTAAAACTTGAACGGCGAGTTCACGAGCATTGCATCGGTCGGGGCGGACGGCTCAAACGTCACCGGATCGAGAACGGACCTGATGATCTTGTTGTTGTAACTCGACCAGTTGGTGTTTCCGAAAACGTGGATTTCGTTGTTTTCATCCACAACGACCGCACCCATGCCCCCGGGCCATGGGTGCGATGCCAGCAATTCATCAGCAAAGTAATCTCGGATTTCAAGAGTATCCGCGTAAGCGTTGAACCATCCGCGCTTGAATGCTGCCTCCAACAATCGGCCGTCATGTACAAATAAGGCACACTCCAGCCTGTCATCAAGGGGTCCCTTTTTTATCGCGCTGATCGTCGTCATCGAAATTCTCGTATCCAATTGATATCCGCTGCACGACCCCTCCGAAGTAAGAGGCCGAATTGGCGGACATAAAAAAACCCGCACTCGGCGGGTTTCGTGAATTTATTGTAATTAGGTAGCTGCCGACTCTCGGCTGCGCGAGAACCAAGGCAGATTACCGAATCGCTTACCGATGTTTCCGCAAGGCTTTTCAATAACTTGATAGGTGATCAGTGATGCTAAACATGACAGCAGTGTCACGACGATGAAGAATGCAGACTTTTGCTCAGCAAGCTCAGGCGACAGCCTTTCAATCAAAATGATGATTGGCATATGACATAAGTAGATCCCGTAACTTACAGTTCCTATCACGATGACTGCTCTGTTCGCCAGAAGCTTTTTGAACAGACTGCTTTCCGGTGTTCCGAACACAATCAATGCAAATGCGATCCACGACATCAAAAAGAAATCATCGCGAAAAACTTTGCTAATCGCAGAGGGATAGGAGCAGTAAACCAAAATGAGGGATGCGGCTACAATAACGACAGCATTCGCAGCCCTTCCGGACGCAGGAATAATCCCCCTGAACCTGAACGCCGCCACGCCTAAGCAGAAACTGAATAAGAATGGTATTGGGCTCCAGTGCATCGCAATTGCAGCGTCTCCGTCAGGAACAGGCAGAAAGGTCGGGGTCTTTTCGGCGGCAATATGGATCGCTGCGCTGATTACGATCATTGCTACAGCCACCAGCCTATTCCTACTAACGACAAGGAGCATGGGCATGAACAGATACCAAAACACCTCAATAGAAATAGACCACTCAACCCCTAGTATTGAGTTAGCAATTTTATAATCAAGAAAACTCACAAAACCTAAATGCATCAAGACATTGTAAGCATCGATTTCCGTATCGAAGCGGCCCTGCCAGTAAGTGGCAGTGACAGACAAAGCAATTGCTCCGACAATCCAGAAATAGTAAAGCGGTGCTATTCGCCAGAGACGTTTATTCAGATAGTCAAAATAACCTGAGGATGACACAAGAGACTGCGCAACGCTGAACCCTGAGATGACAAAGAAAACATAGACACCGGCCTTTCCAAGATCGACAAAGTTATTTGCGACCAAACCGAGCTCTCGTAGCCCAGCGCCACCCGTATGGATGAAAAGAACCGCAAGCGCGGCAAAAGCTCGCATGCCGGTTATGAAGTCCGTTTCTCCATACGATTTTGAAGGCAACAGCATCCGATTATTTCCGTCAATCTTAAAGCGCGCAGTATCCTCTTATTTGTGGGGGATTTGCATCAGAATTGATACACACCCATCTACGCTGCTGCGACGCTTGGGGCCGGCAAAGAGATAAAGGCATCGGGCGTCACGGGCCAGGCTGGATCGTCATACCAGCCTACCGACGCCTTCATACGACCGAGCTCAATGCGGTACTTCTTCCAGGTAGTCAGCTGAGCCTTTCGCTTTTCAAGCTCTGAGACCTCTTCTGGTAGCGCCTCATCAAATTCGATAGCGTCATTGATCGCGTCGATACGCCCCTGAATAGCTGCGATCTGCGAGTTTGCTTGCACCTGGCGAGCATCGAGCAGAAGCGTTGCGGCGGCTTCAATTTGTTGTGCCGTAGGTGCGCGTGCGGCCTCCTGAGCTGCGCGGATCTCAGCCAACTCAACGTCACCTATCGGCTCCAGGCCCGGCTGGATGTGTTGAGCGCCTGTGCCCTCTTCATAGCCCCAAACCTCACCTGTTGCACGGTCTATGTAGTGATCCATTATCCTAGCTCCGTCCAAAATGTCTGACTGCTTGATCCCGTGTTCAGGTTTGCGTTACCAACCATCCCCGGGGGTATGATGGCTGTTACGAATGAACGAGCCCCGTTTGCGGCATCACTACCACGGAAAGGAACGCCATTAACATTAATGATCAAGTGAGCGGTGGAGACCGCCCCGGTTATTGCGGCTTGAATGCTCACGAGCTTAGGTTTACCCGTGATATTTGGGTAATTCGTGTTGAATGCTCGGCTACTGCTCACGTCCAGGGGTGTTTGGCCGTAACCGATACTCGACATTGCGGCGACGGCCTGACCGCCAGCACCTTGCACCAGGCTCGGAGGTGTGACCCACGCCCCAGCGGTCGCTTGTGTGAGATCTGCGATGCCCACAACTCTGAAAGGCACCGCAGTGCGCGCACTCGCTGAGTAAACGACGTTTGCCGATGTCGATCCAGAACTAATCGCCGTGGTGTTGATAAGCGCGGTTTCGTCCAGATTCACTCCACCAGCCAAATTTGCGATCGCTGGCTCTACCGTCCCTGCATTATCAATGGCGAGCACCGCCAGACGGGTGTACTGACCGTTCACAGAGCCGAGCGTAGCGCCCGACGGAACAACCAGAGATAACGCAGATGCGATTGGCCGAGTGTTCACTACACCACTCGAAAGCGTGGAAGAACGGAAATCTAGGCTCGTGGGATTTATCCCTACAGTCAACGCACTTGATGCGACGGTGGCAGTAATCGGCTGAATCTGCTTTCCCGACACAGGCAGGGGATCGCGCACAATCATGTCAGTGCCGTCATACTCAACGTCGCTGATCATATCTGCCACGATGACAGCGGCAATTTTGCTGCCGGTCGAATCGTACTGTTTGAGATTCTTCGCGCCTTTGCCCGAGACGTTCAAAGTCCCATTGGCTGCGCCAGCATTGAACCTCACCCGGAACCGCTGGTTTGTGGCGTAAGCGCTGATCGCCGGGGATGGCGTCAGAGTGAATGCTGGCGAAGTACCAGCAGTCGTGTAAGCGGTGAGCGCCTGGGCGCGAATCAAGACCCCCAGAGACTCAAGCAACTGATCCTGCTTTGCCTTTACTGGAGCAACGCCCGCGGCGGCCAGAATGCTCATCAGCTCTTCTTGAATCGCGTTCAACCAGTCGTCGGTGACAACGGTTGCCGGGATGCTGCCGACCGGATCGCCCTCCGTGAACTTGTTGTCGACCGTGGCGCCGGGCCCGTCAATTCTGTGCATGCGTCAATCTCCGTAAGCGAAGAGCGCGATCGTGTGCGCGGGCTTCAATTGATTAATTTTGCATTCGAGGGTGTCATTGCCCCAGGTGCGCAAGCGCTCGCCAGCGGCTGAGGCGCCAGCGCGGAAGGAAATGACAGTTGTTTCTGGCGCCCTGATTAACCAGGTAAAAACCCAGTCGCCATTCGTGAGAGGGTCGCCGGCGTGAGAGAGCCCTGCGCGAAATGGCCGGTACTCTTCAATGGTCACGTCGTAACCGAGCACCCCGGCCAGTTCTATGAAGTAGGCTTTGGACTGGCCGCCAGTGCTGGAAAGCTTCGCCAGTAATGCGTTTCGGCGCCCCTGCAGCGTCTCCTCCAGAACCCCGGAGCACTTGTCCGGTAGTCCTGCGACCCGCTCCCAGTCGCTCAGCATCTCACCCGAGGTCGAGGGGTTGGCCTCGGTCGGTAATGATTCGCCCCGGCCGTCGACCCGCGCCAGCTCAATCGACATGCCGTCGAGCAGATCGTGCATCGTTGTTCCCGCTTCCCGGGGGAACGCTTGGCCAGGCGGCAGCAGCGTTTTCAGCTGCTCCAGGTAGTCGGCAGCTGTCGGCATTACGCCTCCTTAAAAGCTGGAGAAGGTGATTGTCCCAGGCACAGCCATGTGCCCAGCGGCGTGCGTGACGTCAGCTGTTGGCGAAGTGATTTCGTTATCCGATTCGCCGGCGGCAATGGATACGGCCTCGCGCAGCCTGCTGATCAGGATCGGGCTGCCTGGCTTCGAATCGCGATCAATCAGGTCCGCCACTTCGGCCCGGACTGCCGCCTGGACCGCGGCGGTGTTTGGCGACAGCTTCACAGCCAAATTCAGTAGATCAGGGATAGGCGCCGCCACGAACACTTCGGCGGTCACCGGACAGCGCTCGTTGATGTAGGCCTGGACCTCGGCCACTTTGGCGGCGTCCGGGATGATGTCGGCTTCCCCGTCACACACGAAAAGGACCGTCACAGTCCCCGGCCCCATCTGAAGCGGGTACACCCAGACCCGTGTGACACCGGCAACCTCCAGTGCCCACAGCTCGTAATCAGATTCTGCGCCACCGTGCGGGGGCTGCCGGATTCGCTTCAACAGCCTGCTGAGCAGCTGAGCATCAGTTTCAACGTCAAGGCCGCCGTCGATATCAGCGGCCGCTGAGCCCGTCGACTGAACGCCAGCAACCGGAGAAAGCAGAAATAGTGGTGTGCCCGCCGGGCAATCGCCATCGGCGCCGGCCGCCAAGGCAACAACCGTGACTTGAAGCGTGGCGTCGGTGAACGTCGCATCTGCCAAGACGCGATACTGCACGCCGTCCTGCCGCTGAAGAATTGTCCCGGCGAGCACGGTCGACCCAACGGCACCAGCGAGCAACGCAGGGCCTGTGGAGAAGTCAGCAGCCTTGCGGAACACCTTCCATATGGCTGCCCAGCGCTCGAGGTATTCCTTCTCGGCGGTATCGATGATCGCCTGCTTGGCCGCCCATTCAAGGAAGCCGTACAGCATGTGCACCGCGCCAGCCTCTGACCGGGCCAGGATCCCCAGCAGCGAGCGGCGAAGAACCGCGCTCTGCACGCCGGTCACGCGCCCGCTGATATCAGTGGTTACCCGGTCGATGAGCTCCGTCAATGTGGGTCGAGCAAATGGCATCAGGCAGCCCTCTTGCCGGCCTGGGCCGACCATTCGTAGTTGTATCGGTAGCGCACCGCCGGTCCGGTTGGCCGGTCGATGTCGATTTCCAGCAGCATCACGCCCTGGGAGTAATACGACGCAGCGACCGAGATCTTGGTGGCCACCACGTCGTCAATCATCCAGGCGAGCGCCTCGCGGCAGTACTGCTCTGCCCTGCTGAGCGTCTGCGGCAATTGCTTCTCGCGCGCCAGCAGCCAGAGCAGCGAGCCCGTCTGGTCAGTCGCCGAAGCATTGGTGATATCCCCCCAGTAGCCGCGCAGATCATCCTGTGCGTACTCCGGCGGAATTTGTTCGGCGCTGGCCCTGCGGTCGGTGAACAGGCTGATAATGACAGCCGTCTCCAGCCCGTCGTCGCGCTCGAGGTCAAACCCGAACAACACCACATCGCCGCCGAACTCGGTCATTACCATCGCAGCATCGGCCATCAGTTCGGTACTCCCGCGCCGCTGTTGCTGTGGGTATGGGTGCTGTCGATTCGTTTGCCGTTGTTCGTGATGGTGCCGGTGGTGTCGATGTTGCCTGTCACATTGAGGGTGCCAACCAGTTCCAGGTTGCCTATCAGCTTGATCGTCGGCGCTGCGACCTCGACGTGCTGAACGGCCGTGATCTTCACCATGTCGCGCAGCAGTTCGATCTTGTTGCCCTGGTCGTCATACATGGCGACCTCTCCCGCCTCCAGGGGAATGCGATACCGGCGGTCATCGACGACCAGCACAATCCCCTGCTCGCGATTTCCGCCAATGAATGCGGCTGCGACGTCCCCACCCTTGGGGTGGCTGGTGAAGCCGTAGTTCTGCATGCGCTCCACGCCATCGCGAAGCTCGCCCTTTAGCAACTCGACTTGCAGTTGCTGACGGCCTCCGGAATCGTTGACGTTTCGCAACACACCCCGCGCAATCATCATCATCACGCGGCTGCCAATGTCTCGAAGGGGATTACCCATCTTTTTTGTCCTCTTCCCCAATGGCTTCAGCCCAGATGTTCCGGCCACCCTTCTTGCCCTTCTTCTCCTTTTTGGAGTCGGGCGGTTCCGGGGAAAAAGCCTGCGGGCTGACGATGTCGAGCTTCGTTGTGGTGCCACCCTCGCCACGCTCATAGGTCGCTTGGCGAATGATCATTTGGCCATCCAGGCGCAGCCACGGAGACCTGACCTGAACCAGCATCCCCGGCTCCCACAGCGGGCCGCCCGGCGTTTGTCTCCAGCCTTGAACCGTGATCGACGCGGAAGCCGATTTACCCAGGCGGCTGTTGGCCTCCCAAGTAGCCCGCTCCTGGGCGCTGCCGCTCGAACTACCGGATTCGGCAATGACCAGTAGCGGCCGGTACCGTCGAACCCCGCTGTCACTGGCACCACCCTCAATGTGAGCCTCGGTATCGCCTTCGCTGTCGGGGCTGTACGCGGCCTGACCTTTGACCAGGTAGTTCCGAAAGCGCTGGCTGTGGTCGATGCTCCCCGAGGCGCTGAGAATGTTTTCTCCCTGGACCAACCCCACCGATGCTCGCTTGTTGCCGGCGCGAGTGATCAGCAGCCCACCCGCGCCGTCCGGCATCAGCAGCAGCCGCCGTTGCCGGGCGTAGCGCTCGATCGCTTCGAAAGCAGTCTCGCCCTGCTGCAGCTTGCACACGGAAAAGACAGCCCCCACCGGCACGTCAGCTGATACGCCAACGCCAAACGGCTTGGCCAGGGTCTGGGCAAACCTCAGGAGATCGATGTTCTTCCACTCGTCCGGCGTGTGCACGGCACTGCAATCAATCAGGTCCGCCGTTTTGTCCCGGCCCTGAATGTTGATGGTGTGGTCATTCGCGCTATAAGAGGGCCTGAAGATGTCGACGTAGCCGATCACCATGGGCACCCCGCCCAGGCGGACTTCGCAGCGATCACCAGGCAGGATTGGCCACGGCTCTTCCTGCGCCGCCATTCCGTCCTGCCCTTCCCAGCGCTCTGTGAGCGTCACGGTGAATGCACCCGATGACGCATCAACCGCCCGGGTCACGCCGATCTGCGTCCAACCCGCGTAATTCATCCCGTTGACCAGCAGCTCCAGGTCATCCATTTGCAAGAACCTCAAGCTGTTTCCCGCCGGTCAGGAACCCCGGCCGGCGCGGATCGTTGCGCGTCACGATGTCCTCGGCCCGGCTGGCATCGCCGTAGAGCTGGTAAGCCACAACGAGTGACGGGAGCGTCTGCCGGGGTGCGAAAGTTGCCAAGCGTGGTAGATCCTGCTCAGGATCTGGAACGGCCTGGACGACCGCCGTCCTCAAATCAGTCACCGCGACATAGACCAGATCGCTGTTCGTTGTCTCGCTTTCATCATCCAGGCTGTCGGCGAGCTCGGTCCGCACGGCAATGGCCGCTTCGTAACTGTCGTACTTCGTGGGTTCCGACGCGGTCTTGGTGCCACCGTTGGAGACGTCCTCAGTGGTCTGCGTGACAACCGCAGCAACCGCAGCCTGAGAAATGGCCGCCTGGCGCACAAGGCCGGAAACGGCATTGGTGTTCTTCACCACCTGCTGCCGGCTGGGCGTCTGGGTGCTGGACCCGCTGTCGCCGCTCGAAAAATACTGGTTGTACAAGCTCATCAGCATCCCGAAGGCGCTGCCACCGAAGGCAGAACGGATGCTGCTGATCGCATCCACGACCTGATCGGCAAACTCGAACGGTTTCTGTATCAGGTCGAACGCATCCGATCCGATGCTCTTGACCTTGCCGTAATAGTCGGACACCGCCTGGATATCACTGGAGACGATGAATTCCGGAGAACTCAGAAAATCGCTCAGACCCTGGAGTTGCGACGTTGCTGACTCGGCCACGAACGATGGGTAACCCTTGGTTAGGAAATCCGACACGAAGTTTTCTTTTCCGGCCTCAGTGACTTCACCCGCCTTCGCGCTGATGGCGTTAACAGTGTCGACTTTGGCCGATGGGTATGACGCCTCGCCAGCTTCGAGGAAAGTCATCGTGAGAGTGCACTTACCACCCTCTTCCGACGCTTCGCTGACGGTGAGCCCGCGGCAAACTACTGTCAGCTCCCCACGATACGGATGGACCAGCACTCCGGGCCCGGCCTGCTCGCAGGCCTTGATCAGCTCTTCACGAGCCACATCGTATTCCCGCCCTAGCAGATACCCCGTGATACCGAATTCCCGCGACTTGCGCCCCAGGTCCTCGGTATACGGAATATCACGTAGCGCGGTTTCGTGAACCGCCTGGCGCCGGCCGTGACTGCTGTCTGCCGTAGCCACAAAAAAGCCCACGCCGCGAAAGCTCGCGGCGCGGTAGTTGTCTCGCCAACCCATGGGAAGCTCCGGTTATGGGGCCATCATCGAATAACCGATGTCGGTGTCGAAGGTCGCCCCCTGGCTGCCCTCGGTCTTCACCTTGGAGCCAGCCGGGACGTTGTTCAGGTCCACCTGCACCCGGACCGCTTGCGGCGGTTGGGCCATTTGCTGAACTGCGTTCTGGCCGATCTGCGCTGCGCGACGACCGAGGTCGGTATCCGCGGCACCGGTGGCAGCCGATGGCCTACCGCCATCTGCTCCGCCGACGCTGGCACCATCAATACCGAGGATGTTCTTCGCCCAGTCGGGCAACCCGTTCTTGATCGCGGCGACCGCCTCGGAGATTTTCGCGCCAAGAATTGCGCCAAGGTCCCAGCCCGTCAGGTATTTCAGCAGCCCATTGAAGCTCTCCATCATCAACGTGACCGGGTTGAATTCTTGCCACAGCTTCCAGATGCCATTGACGATCCCGCCATTGAAGGCGGCTTTCACGCCAGCCCACTTTTCCTCGAAGAACGAAACGATGTTGTCCCAGTTCTTGTAGATGACGAAAGCCGCCGCGCCGATAGCCACCACCGCGGCAAGGAACCAGCCGACAGGTGTAAGGGCGATGGTGACGCCCAGACCTTTCAACGCCACGGCCAGATTCAGAATGGCCAAAAGGAATCCGCCACCGATGTACAGGCCAAGGGCCGTGAACACCAAGTTCGCCGCACCGAATGTATCCGACAGCGAGCTGAAGATCTGGATCACCGGCTGAACGCCGTCGTACAGGTCACCGAGGAAACCAGTAATCCGCTCGATATTTCCGGGCAGGTTCGCTGCAAACGACGTGGCGAAAGCCTCGATCTGAGGCCGGTATTTGACGATAGTCTCGATCAATTGCGAGCCCAGCTTATTCAGCTGAGGCACCAGGGCACTGCCGATTGTGTTCCCCACACCGCTCAGCGCTGCGTGAATGGTGTCGAGCGTATCGCCGAAGGCTTCACCCTCGCGCACCGCGTCATCGGAAATGACCAACCCCAGGCGACGAGCCTCGTCGGACATTTCCTTGAGCCCGGCGCTGCCGCCACGAATCAGCGGTAGCAGTTCGGTTGCGCTTTTCCCGAATATCTTCACGGCGGCCTGGGCCTGCAGCGATGGGTCTTTGATCTTCGAGATCCGATCGACGAAGGTATCGAACAGCGCGTCCGAGCTTTTCAGCTTGCCGGATGCATCCTTGATGTTGATGCCCAGGCCCTTGAACATTTCCTTGAGTTCTTTCGAGCCCGCTGTCGCGGCACCGACGTTGATCTGCATCTTCTGCAGAGCACCGCCCAGCGTTTCTGCCGACGACCCTGTCAGTTTCGCGGCAAAGCCCAGTTCCTGGAACCGCTCACGGCTGATACCGGTCCGCTCGGCGGTATCGCCGATAGCCCCGGTCGCGTCCGCGAACCCTTGGAAAAAACTGTTCAGCGCCGCGCCGGTGATACCCAGCGTGGCGCCCAACGCAAGCAACCGTTTCGCGCTCGAGTCGACGGCCTTGCCCACGCCAGCCACGGCACCGCCGACATTCTTCAAGCTGTTAGTGAAAATTGGCAGGCCGGTACGGTCAAGCGCCCCGGTGATACCGGCGCTCGCGGCCTTCACCTTGCCGAAGATCCCTCGCAACGGCGCCGTCACCCGGTCAACCGCCTTGATGATGACGTTTAGGGAGTAGCCTTTGTCTGCCATTCAACCCATTCCTCGGTGCGTTCAAGCCACCAGTTCAGCTCGTCGAAATCCATTTCCATGACTTCCGACGGCTGTACGCTCATGACCTTGACGACAACAGTCACTCCTGACTGCCACCCCCGAGGTGCTTCAGCAAAAAATCGCGTGCCTCCTGAATCACGGCGGCCTGGTCGTCCTCGCTCAGCTCTTCGATCAATGCCGGTGGATGACCGACCATCTTGGCGCCGAGGTCAATGAGCGTGGCGAAGTCGATGTCGACGCCGCCGCTACCCTTGCCGTCGGAAGTCACGCGAAGCGCGTGGCCGCGCAGGTACTTGAGCTTGCGAGTGACGGTCAGTTCGCTGAACGTGTCTTTGCCGAAGGTGACCTGCTTGAGCAGTTGAATCGTTTTTTCCTTTGCCATTACTTCACTTCCTCGGCAGACATGCCTTCAAAACGGCAAGCGATGTTGCCTTCTTCGGTGTTGCCGGTGCCCTCGCCCGCGTACCAGGCTTCGCTCAGCGCGATGACCTTGCCATTTGCGAGTTCCAGCGTGATGGTTGCCTCGTCGAGCGTGACCAGGTCTTCGAGACTCAGCTCGTTTCGATCAGTGATCTCGCCCTCGATGAAGGGAACCTGAGGGGTTTCCTTGTAGCCATGCACGACATCGGAGCCGACGATGCCTTCGCGTTTCGGCTTGCCGAGGTTGTAGGTGAAATTGCCCTTGGCGAAATAGATATCGCCGTTGACCTTCAAGGCGATGAGTCCGCCGATACGGTTTTTGCCTGCCATGGTTTATCTCCTGGCGATTCGCCGTTACAGGCGGAACTGAATTTTGTTGGCGACGATACGCAGCTGGTTGACCAGGTCCGGCGGGAACAACGTATCCATACGGTTCGGATCGCTTTCGTTGCGCTCGCTGATCATGTTGGCCTTGAAGTCCGCCATGTTCTCAACCAGGCCGAGACGCTCCCACTCGCGGAACTTCGAAATGCCTTCCGCTTTCAGCACTACCGGGGTGACGACAGGTTGACCAACGCCGTAGCGCGTGCCGTCGTCTGCCAGCTTGTGCCGTGGATACTTGCGCAGGATGTAGTCGCGCCAGTCGTGACGGATGTACATCAGGGTGAACAGCGTCTCGCTGTCCAGGTAGCTGATATCGTTGCCGCCGGCGGTATTGGTTTTGTAGGTGGTGATCAGGCGCTCAACAACCATCGTGCCGTCGTTGTTAACCTTGCTCGTCGTGACGCCATCGAACAGCAGGAGATTGCGCTCTTTGTTGGTGAACTTGTCAGCCGCCGCTGGTGCCAGGCACCACGCGTATTGCAGGTTCTGAACCGGACGAGCCGGGTCAATGGCGACGTAAAGAGCAGCGATGGCCATGGTTTCGGCCGCTTTTTCATACGCCGGCATAGGCTCATCATTGGCCATCATGATGACCAGGTGCGGGTTGTTGTGGCTGTTACCCAGGCTAGCGAGCGAACCCTGGCTGCCACGAGCCGCTGTGAAGGCGTGGGCTTCGATTTCGCGATCCCAGGCAAACCGGCTGTTGAGCTCGGTTTTAACCGTTGCCAGCGTCGCGGCGTCCGAATACGGAACACCCCAGACATGGAGCCACTCATCACCCAGTGCAGCGAGAGCGGCGGCCAAATCCGGATTGCCGGAACCGCCGGCGAAAGCGCTGATGGTTACCGCGACACCAGCAGGCAAAACTTGACCGGTGTAGTAATTGACCCGGGCATCCAGGGTGTTCCCAGCCTCGCCCTTGTGACGGCTGGTCAGCGTGACGGTGCCCGTGGACGCAGTGGCGGTGACAGGCATGTCATCAGCAGCAGTGACCGCCGCGACCACGGCAGTTGCTATGGCTGTCGCTGCATCACCACTGAGCACACCAACAGAAACACGGCGGCCAGCGATCATCAGTTCAATGGTGCCCGAAGCAGTCGCTGGGCCGGTGAATGCCAGGGTGGCGGTGGCTGCGACGCCGGCAACATTGTCGCTCACCGGTAGCACTTGCAGTTCGGTATAAGTGTCGATGGCCATCGCAGCGCGAACCATACCTGCCAGCATCGAGCCTTTGCCAAACTGGATGTCGGCCTGTGCCGGGCTGGTGATGCGAATCAGGGTGTCGGCTGCGGCCAGTCCTGCGGCGAGCTTTTGGCCAATCAGCAACCGGCGATAGCTGACAGGTTGAGGCCCGCGCACCGCCTTGCTGTTGTCGATTTCGCTGTAGACACCGGGCTTACGAAGAGCGCCGGCACCAGGGATCGTATCCATTCCAATGGTCATTGTTTTTCACCCTTGGTTTCGGCCGGTACCGCAGCCTCTTTGATCACGACGTCACCGGCCTTTTCCTTGCGGATCCAGTAACTGTTGAGTTCTACAGTCGCGCCTTCCGGCTTGATCTGTTCGTAGGTGTCTGGATGTCGCACCAGGCGGCCCTCGGCCGGTCTCACGAGCACACGCGTGGTCATGGGTTTAAGTCCTCGATGATGGTTTTTGCGCGGTCAGCCGGATCAGGCTGCGCATTGCCAAGGCTGTACTCGGTTTTGATCGAGTTCAGATCCGGCAGGCTTTCGTTGAAAAGGTCGTCGGGGTGACGGTCGAAGTACTCAGCCTCGAAGATGAGGCGGCAGGCACCGGTCAGATGCTCTGATTGGTCGAGCAGTACCATGCGGGAGCGCACGTATTGCAGATCGTTGACGGTGTCGCCGAGCGTGTCATCCATGAGCAGCAGCCTTTCGACTTGCCGGGCCAGCGTATCCAGCGTGTCGTCCAGCGCATCGTTTCCTTCGGCGTGAATCTCCACCACCAGTTCTACCCGGCGCCGGTACTCCCGGGGCGCCTGGTTAAAGATCTCGCCGGATTCGTCCATCGTGTAAACGATGATCGCGGGGAGTTCGCTCTGCCATCCGTTGGAAATGAGCGGCGCTACTCGACTGGCATAAACGCTTGCCCCGGCATTGGTGGCACCCATCAAGACAGCAACGGCCTGCTTGCGGATCAGTTCTCTTGGGTGAGCCATTTTCAAACCTTCCGGAGGGTAATCGTTACGCCAGCCACGCCATCAAATTGGGGTTCGTTGATCATGTACAACACACCGCGCGCCCGAACTCGGTCACGGTTTGTTGGGTTGTTTGGCAGATCAATCAGACGGACGCCGAGGATCGGGCTATTGGTCGATACCGGTGCGCCCGTTTCTGGATCAACAGTAACGTGAGCGGTATCGAACACGGCTTGGGCCAGCGGTACGCCGGGTTCGATTCCATTGGTCAGCCAGTACACAGCCCCCAATGGATCAAGGGTCGCGGTTGGCTCGCTGAAGGTACGGATCGAAACACCGAGCATGCGCTGGGCCATGGAGGCCCAGCCCATTACACCGGCGCCGGGGCAGAAACGCCGTTGAGACGGCAGGCGCCGGTCGCGCTCGGGTTGGCCGCGATCTCGGTTGCCACACCCACCAGCACCAGGCCGGTTGCAGAAACGTTGGTTAGCGCCCGGCTGGTGGTGTTCATGTAGATCAGATCGCCCTGAGCCCAGGCCTGCGCACTGATTTTGGTCAGGCCGAACACACCGCAGAGCTTCAGCACTACCGATGCGCCTGCTGCTTCAGTGGTGGCCGCAACGCCAATGAACGCGCCGACCTTGTAGAGCTCGCCCGAGACGGTACCGCCGGCCGGGGCGATGACGGTGATGCTGTCGCCGTGCTGGATGAAAGTTTTCATGCAAGGTCCCCTTTAGAGACAGAAACTGGAAATCAAAAAGGGCGCCGCGCGGCGCCCTTTTGGGTTCAGATCAACCTGGCGAATTACGCGCCTGGGTTTTTGTACGCGCCGCGGTAGTCGATCCAGCCGGCGCCGAACACGAGGCGCGCCTTGATTTCCATGCCGTCGACTTCGAAGCCTTCGCGAGTTTCAGTGAACACACCCTGCTCGCCTTCGAGGTAGGCGTATTCAAAGGTGTCGACCGCACCCGGTGCTGCGTACAGGTACCACTGGTTACCGGTGATGCGAGCATCGACGATCACGGTCAGCGAAGCGTTGCGAGCATCGTTGATGTCTACGTTCTTTGCTGGCACGTAGACCGAACTGGTGAACTGGAAGGCTTCCAGTTCCTTGTCCGGACCTACAACCAGATACTCCGGCGTCAGGTTCAGGAACTCACCGGCTTTGGTTTTCTGCTTGCGCATGGCCGCGCGGGCGGCGGCCAGAGTGGCGGTGTTGATGGCGCCACCGCTACCTGCAACGTTACCGTGAGAGGCATCGAAGATCGGGTTGCCATCGATATAGTTCGGGTTGCCGAGCAACAGGGCCCAAACCACGTTCGATTCGGTCGAGGCCGCCGCGACGCCAAATGCAGCAGGGATGCGCGTCAAAGCACCGAGATCATCATTCACAATGGTTTCCCAAGTGATTGCGATGATGTTGCCGTATTTGGCCACCTTGATTGGAGAGCCATCCTCGGCCAGCGTGCGGTACTTGTATTCGCCGTGCTCCTTGACTTGATCCAGCGCGGAGATATCACCGAGCGCGGCACGGGTCACCGCGCGGAAGTCCGGAACCGTGGTTTGACGACCAAGCGGGCGCCAAGTTTGCGGGGCAGTGGTGTACGCATCACGCAAGGTTCGATTGACGGTGCTACCCAACAGCAGCGGGAAATCGCTGGTAGAGTGCATACCCGCAGCGCGAACTGCTTGACGGTCGCAACCCAGGGCTGCGCGAGCAAGCTCCTGCGGAGTCATGCCGCGGACATTGCCACCGGACATCTCGACGAACTCGCGAGCCATGTCCACCAGGCGCATTCCGCGGAACTCGCGGCCAGCATCTTCGAGTTTGATTTTCGGATCGCAGCGATGCAGCAAAGCGTTCTGCATGGCTTCTCGTTTAGCCGTCAGAACGGTCAGATCTTGACCGCCAGTTACAACAGTCGGCTGGCTGCTTCGGGTGTTCGGCTGTTCCTTTGCCTGGCGCTCGGCAAGCTTGTCGATGATCGCGGCGCTGGCATCGGAGACAGGGACAGCACGAGCGATCAGGTCCTCGACGAACACTTCGTCATCCAGACTCGCCTTGCGCGCCAT